AAAGGACTATTAACAATAGTATCAAACGACGGTGTCTTCCATTCAGCTTGAATTGCTCGATAAGAGTATAAAAGTGATGTGACAAAGCGAATTGTTGGGATGTTACCATCCCGAATCGCTTGTCGCACCCGATAAGGGATAAAAGAAGGAAGACCATGTGATAACTGAACCGGAAACCCAAGGTGTCGCGTGTCTAAGACACGTTGACCCCCTAGGTATCCCCAAATGACATGAAGAGCAACCTTCATACGAAGGATAGCTGATAATGTCCCTTGGGACCGGGCAATAAGAGAAATATGTCGCGAGATCTGTAATAAGGAAAATCGTAGAGACAAAGATGACAGTTGGAATCCTATCCGGACAAAGAGGAGTGATCCCCAATGTCTTAGGATAAGTAGGAGATTTCTCTCCGAACCGACCAGTAATCCCGTTTCCCGATCGCTACTTAGTGGTATACGCCATCGGCTAAACCAGCCGGTAGCCTTTTGAACAAGAGTTTTCACTCTTGTCAAAGGATCAACATCGAGGAAGTCTCTAACGAAGCTTTTCAGATCTTCGGTAGTTATCCGATCGATATCTAACCCATACACACTACGTAACGCAACTTCGGATACTCCTAATTCTTCATAGAATAAAGGACTCCGATGGCCGACGTATGATGGATTATGCATGTCAGATTGTGATCCAGGAGCTGAGCGAGAATTCTCAACCCTGTAATCTTTTCCGGTTTTATCCGGAGAGGACGAGGGCCCCTGAGAAGACCGCCGTTGCTCTTGAATACCCGCTACATCGTCTCCAGGACGACTTAGGACCACTAATGAACTATCATTGGATAAGGCTACTCTTGAATAATCAAGATAAGCCCGTTCCGATAAGTACAATAGATGGCTCCGGTCTATCGGGTCTAAGACCACGAAACAACCCTGAGCTCGGTTTGGGTCAATATCCATGAAAAGGATGTGTCGCGGGTTCTGAAACAGAACTAATGTGGCACGCATGATTTATATTTAATAGTTAATGGCTAACGGACATGTAACCGGGATAGATAATATCTAAGGCGGGGAGTTTCCAACTCCAAGGCCCGAGGATTGACACTACCCATTTAAGGGGATCATCGTTCCTAAGTCAGTTGACAGAATATTTATCATCGTCGCCACAGAGGACCTCTAGTATGTGAATTAACAGTACTAACAGGATAACCTTCTCTAAACGGGTGATTCACCCATGGAGCAGGTCATGCCATAGTATGTGTCTTTTCACCCCCTAAGAGGATCCCAGCGACATTCACCCACTCATAGAGCAAGCGTTATCATACTTGTAATTCACATGAGTCACATGACCCTGTGGAACATCAACCGTCGACCGAAAGAGAGTTTTCTCTCCGTCCTTAAGAGGCGAGTTTAAGGTTCGATCTTATTGATGGCCAGACCGGCCAGAAGAAGGTCACTTAGATTCACCCTTGCAGGGACCGGAACCTCGT